GCAGGGTATAAAATTGAAGATGACGTAGTATCAGCAAATACTTCAGTAGTATATTTCCCAGTAGCATCTGGACATCCTCGTTCTGAAAAGGATGTAAGTCTTTTTGAAAAGATTGGTTTGGCTGCAACCGCTCAAAAGTATTGGTCAGACAATGGGGTCTCTGTAACGCTTTCATTTGACAAAGACACAGAGTCTAAATTTATTGCTCCAGCCTTGCACATGTACGAGGGGCAATTAAAAGCAGTATCATTTTTACCAATGGGAAATAAAACATATCCTCAACAACCTTATACTCAAATAACTAAAGAAGAGTATAATTCTTATGTTGGAAAAATTGGAAAAATTGATTGGTCTGCAATTTATGATGGCGTAAAAAATCTAGAAGCACAAGGCGAGGCTTATTGCAGTACAGATGCCTGTGAAATTAAATTTTACTAAGGAGATAAAATGAGTTACCAAATAATAAATGTTGCTACTAAAGAAGATTTAAAGACTATTGAAGAATTTCTCAATTCTGTAAAATTTAATACTCCAGAAGATCATATACCGCTTCATGACTCTTTATTTAATATTCCTGGAATAAATTTTGATATAACTACTTATGGGGATATGCCAAAAGAGGTTGTATCTATATTTGAAAAATATGCAATTGCTATAAAAGAAGCAGTTACTAAAATAACAGGAATTGAATATAATCGTCCCATTCTTGGAAAAAGTTATATTTTAAGATATTCTCCAGGAAAAGAAATAACAATGTTTTATTCAGAAGATAGGCCAAAAAACGTATTTAGATCAATAGTCAAATGGAATGATTCCCATAGTGGCGGAGTATTTAAATTTGAAAATTATAAAATAGCAAAAGAACTCAAGGCTGGAGATTGCATTATTTTTCCAGAAACTAAAGACTTTATGAGAGGCTTTACAACGGTCACAGAAAAAGACATGTTCCTGTCTGATTTTTGGAATGCTCCAATTGGAGAATCTCCATATTTAGGTTTAAAATACGAAGATATTCATTGGGGAAATCCGCTTTGGGAAAACCTTTAATATGATAAAATAGACTAACAATGTCTATTAAATCTAATTTATATGCAGAAAAAATTTTTGCAGAGCACCCAATAGGGCTTTGGTCACTAGACGATAATGCTGACTACTTATCTTTAATTTCGGAAGCACAAAGAAACTTGACAAGCCTCTGGACGTCTCCTGATTCTACAGTTACTAGTGATACCTCAGATTTAAATCAACCATTTTCCAATAGTGTAAAAAATTTAATAGAATTTGATGATTTTGTAGGTGCAGAAAAAGAACTTAAATTTACAGGGTCGGATCTAACTAGTCTTAATCAGTTAAATTTTGATTTAGCAACTTTAACTACAGGGTGTTACTTTTACACAGAAAGCGCATTTTTAAAATCAATATCAATTGGGTTTGAATATACCGATGTCTCTTCTGGAGAAAATGTTGAAAAAATTACAGAATATTCTTTTAGCACTTCTCAAAAATGGGCATTTCTTTCTAGCACTTCTATATTTCCAAACCAAAACACTTCTTTTAGGCCAATAATAAAAATAAAATTTGAAGGTGGCGCACCATCAACAGATAACTACCAAGTTTTTACTAATGGTTTTACTGTTGGCCAATGCTCTGAAAACTTTAACACAACATCTTTAGGTAAAACAGTTTCTTCTTTTCCAAACAACATTGAACTGTCGGGAATAGATGGGGCCGTAAATTTAAATTCATATGTTTCGGGAATAAAAAATGGCTATTATCTAGTAGACAATAATAAGTTAACTGCTAAAAATACGAGTATTCCAATGGTATATGGCTCTGACAGTATTACAAAAATTATTCCAAATAGCGACACCTCAAAGCCATCTTTAATTATTCCGGGATTTGGTTTCTTAAATGAGATTGGTAAATATAGAGAATATACGACAGAAATGTGGATAAGAATTAACTATGGAGAAAATGTCGGGGCATCAAGAATTTTTGGACCAATTGGATCAAACGACGGACTATACGTAGAAGATGGGTTCATAACTCTTGTTATTGGAAAACATTTTGAGTCTCACTATGTTGGAGAATGGTATAGGCCAATGCTTGTTCAAATAAAACTTTCTTCTAGCAACGCTTCTTTGTTAATTAACGGAGAGCAGGTTATTTCATTAAATATTGATATGTCAACTATAAGTTTGCCATCAGAGTTTAGTGAGTCTGACAAAGAGCAAGATTGGTTAGGATTTTATTGTTACAACAATCATCAATATGAAATAGACTGTATTGCTATTTATTCATATTTAGTGTCAGACCTCGTAGCAAAAAAAAGATGGGTCTATGGACAGGCAGTTGTCTCCCCAGAAACAATGAATGCGGGCTACGGGGCAACCTCAGCCTACATTGATTATCCTTTTGCAGAGTATACAGCAAACTATACATATCCAAATATGGGAAGATGGGCTCAGGGAACAAGAGATAACCTTGCTGTTACAGAAAAAACCATGTCTTTGCCAAAATACAATTTGCCAACAATATTTTTAGATGATTATACAAATGAAAAATTTGCAGATGATAACAGTTTAATTCAAGATGATGATTTTAACTACTTTACATTTAGGCCTAACGAAGACTGGGATAATAAAAAAACATACGCCTATTTTGATAATTTTTCTATAATTAAAGAAGACATTCAGGGCATTGTCGGTGTTATAAAATTTGATGCTGCGCTGGAAGATGTTCAAACAATCTTTCAAATTCACAATATTGATAACGGGGACTACTTTAAGGCAACGCTAGAAGATGATGTTATAAAATATTATTTTTCATATAATCAAAACTTAACAGTCTTAAATGAAAGCGTTTCAGTTTTAGCAGACACGTATGTACCAGTCGGGTTTGATTTGAAAACAATGGTTAATTCTTTTGGCTCCAACCTATCAACATTTTTTGGAAATAAAAGTAAATTAAAGATTTATTTAGGAGCAAATAACAGTGGTCTTGAAAATTTTAAAGGTAAATTTTTTAAATTTCATATTTTTAGTAACTACAATATTAGTTTGGTTTCTGACCTATTTGAGTCAAATGGTTTGGTAAAAATAATCAAGGGAAATGACTTTAGGGAGCATACATCTACTTATAGTTTAATTCCTCAATTAAAATATCAAAAATTTTACCTAGATACGGCTTCTGCTGGATATTGGGAAGACTATATTCCTTTGTCATATTTTGCTTCATACGTAAACAATTCTCGTGGAGAAAAAATTTACGGCCTTGATTTATTACAATTTAATTTAGATTATCCAGCCCCAACAGTTCTTTCTTCTACAGAGCAATCGCCTATGTGGGATTATGAAGGCTTAGAACTTGCCTATGATCATACCGTTCAAAGATCATATAGCCAATTAGACAATGCTCTATTTACTGGGTGGGCAGATTATGAAGATGTCAGCCAAGAATCTGTTAAAACATACTATTACGACACCTCTTCCTCTATGATTAAAAGTTATATAAGTATTCAATCTATTGAGTCGGGAGCCAATAAAAATCTAAATGATTTTGATGCAGGAAACATTGTTTTATTAAATAATGATAAAGTTTTAAATGTTTCTAATTTTTCAAATTGGCAAAATAAAATTTTTGAAGTTGCAGATAACACAATTATTTATCCTCCAATTGGGGTAGATTTTAACTCATTAGCAATTGTTGTACATTTAGACTTTAAAATACAAGGAACTCAAAATAAGAATATAAAATTAAAAAAACTAGAAATTGCTTCTCAAGCATTTGACTATAATAGTGCAAAAAAGATTGGAACAAGATTTGGTGTTCCAATTTACCCATATAAAAAATCTGGTATTTACTACGACTATAGGGCTAAAAATCCAACTACTATATTTAAAGAAAGTGCCCCATATTTATATTTAACAAAAAAAAGCGGAATAGAAATAAGAGGATCATTTAGCCCTTTTACAAATAGAGGAGTAAGCGTCCCAATAAACAGCAGTCTTTCAAATAATTACAAGATAAGTGCTTTACAGGTATGGCTAAGATATGGTTTTGATAAATTTCCATACGGCTCTGTACAGGTTTTTGAGTTGCAGCATAAAAATGACACTATTCAATTTTTTGTTTCTGCTATCAGTGAACAAGGAGATAGAGGAAAATTGTTTGCCGTTAATAAATCAAATGGACAGCAAGTAAATGGTCTTGCATTTTATATTAATGGAAATCTAGTAAAAGATCCAGTTCTGGAAGCAAAAGAGTGGTCTGTTATTGGAGTCTCTTTTGCAAATAGCATTAATATAGACAATTTCTTAGGATATATAAATTTAAATGGACCTTTTCTTTTTAATAATATTACTAACTACCAGTCTACTGCATTACAAGACATTCAAAGCAAAATTTATAGGCCATGGCTTAGGGTAAAGAATAGTGGGTCTTCTGATTTATATTGGACATATTGGTACACATCTTATAACTGGAATGGAGTTTTGGTTCTATCCTCATCAGAGTTATACGGAGTAAATCCATCAGTCTTATACGAAAATTACACTGGCAGAAATAAGATCGTAATTGATAGCAATACCCAGCAAGATCTAACATTTACGGCAGATTCTGTAAAGATATATTCAGATACATCTTGGCAAACACAGATTGTCAATCCAGTCTAATATGGTATACTGATGGTTATGAATTTAGACAAAAAGAAAAAAGTTGGCAAGCCTAGGCCCAAAATGAAAGGTCAGGTGGGAGAATCTCGCATAAAAGTAATTGATAAGTACTATGACTGGGGTCTTTATGTTTATAAGCAATCAACCGGAAAATGGTTTACCGATGGAACTGGGTCTGTTTTAAATATTCCTTCTATGAAGGGGGATATATCAAAGATATCAGAATTAAAAAAAGCAGCACAGTATTATGGAGATCCAGGAGATGGAGAATGTATTTTTGTTCCAGGATTAAATAGAATTTCAGAAGAAGAATATTCAGAACAAAAAGATAGAATGTCCCAAGGCTTAATTCCAAACATGAACGACTTAGGAGCAGTGCACGCAGCGCAGCAAACAGTGAAAAAGTGGGGGTCAGACGACTAATGAGCGAAGAGACACAGTACAACATTGGGGCAAGCATTGATGAATTAATTGATACAGATAGTGAATTTAAAAAAAGCGATCCCTTTAATAAGACTTGGGATGAACTAAAAAATTTATCTGGTTTGGATAATAACTTTAAAAGACGTGCAGCAAGAATGTCAAAAGTCGAGGCATCTCCTGCTTACATAGAAAATGCAAAGGCAATTAGTTCTGGGTTAGATGGCGCAAAATCAAAAGAAATAAATCCAGGAGTTTTATATAGAAATGCCTATGGTTTGTTTGATGTTATTACCCCGCCATGGAACGTTTATGAGTTAGCAAATTATTATGATACATCTTTTGCTAATCATGCAGCAATCGATGCAAAAGTAGAGAACATTGTAGGACTTGGATATACATTTGAAATTTCTCCTAGGACAATGCTAAAACTAGAATCGTCTATAGACAGTACAGCAACTGACCGTGCTCGCAAAAGAATTGAAAGGTCAAAAATTGAACTTACAGACTGGCTGGAAAGTTTAAACACAGATGATTCATTTACAACAACTATGGAAAAAGTTTATACAGACGTTCAGGCAACTGGAAATGGTTACCTAGAAATTGGAAGAACCACAAGAGGAGAAATTGGGTATGTTGGACACATTCCTGCAACAACAATGCGTGTGCGTCGCATGCGTGATGGCTTTGTTCAAATTATTGCAAATAAAGTGGTTTATTTTAGAAATTTTGGGGCTAAAAATTACAACCCAGTTACACTAGACAATCGTCCAAATGAAATTATTCACCTAAAGCAATACTCTCCATTAAACACATTTTATGGAGTGCCAGATATTATCTCTGCTATATCTTCACTGCATGGAGATCAGTTAGCATCTCAATACAATATAGATTATTTTTCTAACAAGGCTGTTCCAAGATATGTTGTTACATTAAAAGGAGCAAAACTTTCTTCAGAT